CAACCTGAGTAGCAAGATTATCGACTTCAAGGCAAAAATGTCTACATGGCAAGATAGTCTCAGCAGTAAGATTATTGATTTCAAAGCCAAAATGACTACTTGGAGTGACAACCTGAGTAGCAAAGTTGTCGGCTTCACAGCGAAGCTGACGGCGTGGAGCGATTCAATCCAAAGCAAGACTATAAGTTCGTGGACTGCAAAATTAACAGCATGGACTACATCATTTAGCAGCAAGACTATAAGTTCGTGGACTGCAAAAATGACATCTTGGAGTGATTCTTTATCAAATAAAACAATCAGTTTCACTGCTAAGATTACGAGTTGGATAGATGCTATTGCTAACAAAGTAATCGGTGGATTTTCGGCAAAGAAAGACGGTGGTGTTTTCCAACACGGCAGATGGCAGCCTATTGAGAAATTTGCCGGTGGTGGCTCTCCAAACCTCGGACAGATGTTTATTGCACGAGAGGCCGGTCCGGAACTTGTCGGTACAATCGGCGGCTCTACGGCAGTTATGAATAACGACCAGATTGTATCATCCGTATCGAATGGTGTTTACCTCGCTGTGTTGAGTGCTATGTCAGAAGTTATGGCTATGGGCGGTTCTGGTGGAAGTCAAGTAATTGAAACCCATGTTTCACTTGATGGACGAGAAATTGTAACACAAACAGACACAATCCGAAACAACAACGGATTTGCATTTACTTAAAAGAGAGGGGGAACTTCAATGCCTGCAAGATACAGTGGAATAATGTACATCAATGGTAGAGAATTTCCCTCTCCGAAAAGATACCCGGAAATGATAGTTTCAACGCTTGTTAATTCTGGGCGAAACGCACTCGGAGAGGTTGTGGGTCAGAAAGTCGGTAGGGACCAATACAAAATGAATAATATGGTATGGCCCCATTTAGATGCCGAAACGTGGTCTGCAATGCTAAAAGAATTTGAGAATTTCTATGTCACAGCAAAGATACCAGACATGGTTCATAACTGTTGGCTTGAAATCAAAATGTACCCCGGCGACAGAAGTGCGCAGCCATTCAAATTCGGAGAGGACGGTTTACCTACCGAGTATATCAACTGCAAGGTAAATATTATTGATTGTGGGGTGGTTTAATGCAGGAAGTAAGTCAGGCTTATAGAGACAGTATGAAAGAAAAACTGAGAAATCAGTCCTACATAAAAATTAACCTCGGAATTATCAATCAGGAGGCACAGAATAATGCGGAAATAGCAGACAAAAGCGGTCACAACTACTTTTCACAGTACGATATTTTCGGCACTCCTGATACATCACAGATTTATGCCACTTATGAAACCAACTTCGGCAAAGTGGATGGCAGTATGTATTTTCCACCGAAACCAGGAGGAAGTTTTTTCTACAACGGCATAGTCTCAAATACCATGGGAGGCTCGTTAAAAATATTATTCAACGCATTGCCTTTGGATATTAAAGGCCTCACGATTGATTTTGGAGATACATACCCTACGAAGTTTTCTATTGTAACAGATACCGAAACTGTTACCTACGAGAATGATAAGAGGGTGTTTGAAACAGAAGATACTTTCAGAGAGATTACATATTTGCACATTGTAACAGAAGAAATGCGTTACCCGGATAATCGACTGAGAGTTTATTCCATTCAGTTCGGACTTGGACTCGTATTTGATGGAAAAATCATCAAAGAGGCTACCATGGACGATTATTGCTCCCCTATCACGGAGAACATACCTCAGATTGATTTGACACTTATCCTTATCAACAAGGATAAAGCCTACAATGTTGACAATGAGGACAGTTTTATCAACTTCCTCGAAACCGGTCAGGAGTGTCAAATTTACTATGGTTACGATTTGGGTGGCGGTAACATTGAATGGTTACAAGGTAACAGCCTAAAAGCACACACATGGAACGCAAATGACGAGGAGGTAACTATCACTTGTGTAGATACCCTTAGATTGCTCACAGGAAACTACTATAAGGACACTATGCACGAGAATGGAATAACCCTTTTCCAACTCGCAATCAATGTTCTTACGGATGCCGGGGTAGAGCCGGAAATGTATTTTGTGGACGAATCCTTGAAAGATATTATTATTTACAATCCTTTGCCGAATGTTCCATGCAAGAGTGCTTTGCAGATTATCGCAAATGCCGGATGCTGCTCTCTGAGACAAGACCGAAAAGGTGTAATCAGATTGGAACCAGCAGACACCCTTGGCATTGAGACTGATTTTGAGATTGACTACGGAGATATGCTTGAAAATCCTCTCGGACAGCAGTGTGAGAAGATAAGCGAGGTTAAGGTTTACCGAACCACCTACTCAAAGTCAACTCAGTTAGAGCAGTTGGTTACAGAGACATTGATAGTAACCAATGAACAGACAGAAATATTCTACTTCAACTCGCCGGTCTACAATTTATCTTGCGGACTGAGCAATGCGGCAAGCGGTCAGACCGTAAGGATTCTGAGCCAGGGTGCTTATTATGTTGAGGTAATATTCGAGGGATTTTCCTCTGAGACAAATATTGAGTTTTATGTGAATGGTTATACCTACATTCGTTCTCAGGCAATTACTACGAACAAAATCAACAACAGAGGTCTTACAAAAGAGTGGACGAATCCGCTTATCAGTACAGTGGCACAGGCACAAAGATTGGCACAGTGGCTTGGGAATTATTACAGAGCCGACAAAGAGTATTCCTATACTTATCGTGGAAATCCTGAGTTAGATACCAACGATATTATCAAACAGGAAAATCTCTATGTGCCGAACATGAGAGTCAATGTCCTGCAGAATAAGATAACCTATAACGGCGGTATATCCGGGAAAATAAGGACAAGGAGGATGGGATAATGGCATGGTCTACACCAAAAACCGATTGGTCCATATCCTATGATGAAAATGGTACTTACACCGGAGATTATTTCAACATAGGGGATTACAACAGAATCAAAGGGAACATAGAGTACATCCACACCCTTGCCAACATCATGTATGAAGATTTCAAGATTGCGGCAATGGCAGAAAAGAGTGGCACAGACGATTATCCGTATGCGGAAGAAATCAATACTTTGGAGAATAACCTTGTTGTACTTTGTGAAAAAACGGATTTCTTTTCAACAACTGCAAAGACCTACTATTCAAATCAGCCTTATCTCGATTATATAGAACTGAACCGAATAGAAAGTCTGATATATGAATTATATAAGAAGTTGCATAGTCAGGCAGAGGGCAGACGAATGTTTACCTTTATGCTTGGAGCAAAGGAGGTGTTTTAAATGGCTTGGGAATTGTTACCTACAAATTATGCGGATGCTCGATTTGATGGCCTTAGACAGTATTTGCAGATACAGAACGCCAACGGAACGCTGTCATTTGAGGATGTAACAGCCTATATTACGAAAGAAAACTCTTTCTTTGGGGCAAAGGACGCTAATGCCATAAACGAGGCTGTAAACGCCATTATGACAGCCCTGGAGAACGGCACAGACCTCTATACTGTATTTCAGGAGTTTTTTGAAAATCAGAAAGAGGCTTTTGCCGAGGAGTATGAGGCTGAAATCAACGCCATGCTCGCTAACGAATCTGCGAGAGTGACAGCAGAGAATGAGCGTGCGCAAGCAGAAAAAACAAGGCAGTCTCAGGAAGTGGCGAGACAGAACAACACAGCACAGGCAATTTCAGATACAAACACAGCAACCTTAAATGCGAACAACGCAACTGCAAAGTGTACTGCTGTTACTGAAAGAGCAGAGGAGGCGTTACAGTCTCAGGAGCAGTTGGACGCAACCTTAAATTCCGTTACAAAAATGGAAGAAAATATTGCCAAAATGGAGCAGACCGTTACTGAGGCACAAGAACAGGTTGCCGCTGACAAGGAAGAAATTGACGATACCATTAAGAACTCTCTGCTTGCATCCTCAGAAGAAATCTTGGCAAGCGTAAAAGATTATTTTGAGAGAGCAGAGGCACTTTACAACAGTATGTATCTGAACTGTGACGGAGAAACACCTAAACTAAGAACCATTACGCCAATCGTGATTGACGGCGGAACACCCGCTCAGAGGGCGATTGACGGTGGCATACATTTTGACGGCGGCACGCCAATGTCAAGGAAAGTAGCAAGTTAAGGAGGTAAAAGGCTATGGCAATGATAAGTCCATGTACCGGCACTACAGAGCAGTGGGCGGCGGTGGCAGGCTCACTTATCCTCAAAGAACGAGAGATAGGTGTAGAGATTGCCACGAGGGATAACGGCACTACATACACCATTATCCGACAGGGGGATGGAAATACCACATTCCTTGAATTAACCCCTATTTTCGACCAATCGGCATACGAAGATGCCTTGGCTGAAACAAAAAGCAACATGACCGAAGTAACAGCGTTCCGAAACAATATGAACTCCGCAACGGCGGCAGCAAACACAGCGGCAAACGAGGCCAACACAGCAGCGAATCTCGCAAACGCGGCGGCTGAGGCTTGCGAGGGAGCATTAACCGGAATGAATACTATGGTAGACACCGTAACTCAGAAAGCCTGTGTTCTCGGTATCGAAAATGGATTATTAACAATAAGGGAGGCATAACAAATGGCAAGTGGAGATTTAATCGCTCAGATTGCGGATGAACGTACCGCACAGAAGATTCTTAACGAAGTGCTGAAAATCAGTGCATCCGTATTAGATGCTTCAACTTTCGACTTCAAAGCCTTTTTCGAGGCAAGAGCGACAGGAGAAGTATTTACAACCAGATTTTACACTTATGAGACAAGTACATCCCCGGCAGGAGAGAAGTTAAACGCATCCGCCGGACTGAGGGCAGTTCCGTCAACGGAAACCGAGCAGAATGTGGATGATTTTGCTGCACGAAACGCTTTCTCCTATGTGGATTGTAACTTTATCTGCAACGAGAATGGCAAGAGAATACCATCAGCAATCGCAGGACAGGCGGGATTCTCATATTACGGAGCAAAGGATGTTGGTATTCTTACCCCTCCGACTTATTGGGGAATCGAGGACCATGGCTCATATTATGATGTGCATTTCTCAGACAAGAAACATCCTGAGATTAACTGCGATACACCTACCCCTTGGTGCTTGGATGATTTCGGCAATGAAATGGGATATGGTATCGTAACGAAATATTACGCCGGATATGTAGATGGAGTTCTTTACAGTTCGAGCGGCATTGCTCCGGCAGGATTCATTTCCCACAACACCGGCCATACCAATATGCAGAAAAAGGGAACCGGTTACAATGGCTCTGGTGCGGCAAGAACCGCATACTTACTCTGTATGCTTTGGATTAAGTATGCAACAAAGAACAGCCAGACAGTATTCAAAGGTTGCACATCATTCAATTTACAGAAGTTCGCGGCAACGGCAGAAAGCGGAGTGAAACACATTACTCTGAAAACCGCAGATGCCGCAGGATTTTATGTTGGTGCTTGCGTATGTCTCGGAGAACTCGGGGATGCGTCCGCATCCACAGATAGAGGTGGCAGTGCTACCTACAATATTGCAAACAGAGTTCTCATTTCCGGTATTGAGGCTGTGGACGATACATACACTCGCATTTATGTTGATGTTGAGGATTCTTTTGACACAACCACAACCACTTTGATTTCGTCAATGCCTTGCTTTAGTGGTACCACTGATAATGTTCTTGGAGCAGACGGCTATCAGTCCAATGATGCAAAGCACACTTTCAAACTGAATGGTGTAGAGGAGGGTATTGGTGCTTACTATATCTCTTTGGATGAAATCTGGAGTAAAGATACAGCAACAAAGGTTTCTTATTATGTGAGAAAAGGTGTTGCATGGTCTAGTTCCGCATCCGGCTACACAAAAGTTGCTGAATTTGACAAGGGCAACTATTCCGACTCTTGGTTTGGAGATATTGCGATTGACCTTGAAACCGGTGCTATCTACCCTAAGACCTACGGCTCTGGGGAATCGTTGGGTGTAGGAGATATGCACTACTATGGTGGAGATGGAACAGGGTTGAGAGAGGCATTACAGCGCGGGTACCTCGGGGGTGGCGGGAGTGCCGGCCTCTGCTTCTCGACGCTCTGGCACGCTCTTTCGTTTGCCTGGTGGTACTGCGCGGTCTGCGTTTAATCGCACCTGCCCAGGGGTGAATTTGCGGAACCTAAGTGGAGCAAAGAGGGGCCTTCCCCTCAATAGAATTATAAATCAAATAGGACTTATCGCACAGCGCGGGAACCTCAGGAATGACGGGAATGCCGGCCTCTGCTACTCGAACCTCAGGAACGCTCTATCGAATGCCAGGTGGAACTACGCGGTCTGATTTTCTTCTACACTTTGAAGTGTGTGCGATATTTCGCCGGTGGAATCCGGTTTCCCCAAAAGGGAACTTCAATAAGAAACAAGGCAGGGACCGCCCTATGCGTGGGGCGGAGTGCTTGCTGAGGCAGGCATTGGGGTTAGTAGTAAAAACCGAACACCCCTCGGAGAAGAAACGAATTTATGAAAAGATATTGTAAGAATGTAGACCTTACAAATCGTGATTTAGTATATAGAGCCGTGCATGACTGCCTGTACGGTGGCAATGGCAAGAATAGAAAACCTAAGTTCGGCAGGAGAGATACTATCAATATGTTTGCCGAGTATTCTGGACTGCCGAAAGATTTTCTAAGAGACATAGCCAAAAGGAAAGAATATGGGTACTTTGACGGCATTATAAACACGATTGTAGACGGAATGATACAAGAGATAAAAGACCAAAATTATGTGATTAAGCCAATTTGGTACTCAGAGAAAGTGGATGGATGTTCCGGGAAAACAAGGAGAATAGGAATACAAGATATTAAGCAACAGTTATATGACTATGTTGCAGTTTACGCCTTATGGGAGGCTCTTTCAAAGAAGATAGGATATTATCAATGCAGTGCCATAAAAGACAAAGGGCAGCTTATGGGTGCGACTGCTGTTAAGAAGTGGGTGGATAACCACGAAATGCGTTGGGCGTGGAAAGGGGATGTACACCATTTCTACGAAAGCATTGATAGGGATAAGTTGAAATCACTCCTCAGAAAATGTGTCAAGAATGAAGCTGTACTGCATTTGGTGTTCTTTCTGATTGATACATTTGAGAAAGGACTTGCAATAGGTTCGTATCTATCACAGTACCTTGCAAACTTCTATTTATCTTATGCCTACCATTTTGCGAGTGAACAACTCTTTAAAGTAAGGAAAAAGAGAAATGGAACCGCCGAGAGAGTAAAACTTGTATACCATGTTCTGTTTTATATGGACGATATGCTGATTCTTGGCAAAAGTAAGAAAGATATAATGATGGTGGCAAGGCGATTAGAGAAGTTCCTTGATATAGAGTTGCATTTGGAACTCAAAGACGAGGGAGAGATAATCGACATGACAACCGGTTATATTGATATGATGGGATTTAAAATATCAAGAAAATGCGTAACTGTTAGGAGCAGAATATTTCTCAGAGCAAGACGAACATCCATAGAAATATTGAAAGCCGAGCGTACCGGCAAACAAATCAGTCTAAAAAAGGCGCGAACCATGACAAGTCGGTATGGATGGTTAGAGAATAGCGATACAAAACATTTCTGTAAAAGGAATGGTATATACAAGGCTATGGAAATAGCAAATAAAATAATAGGAGGCGAAAGTCATGCAGAAAATGAAGTTCGACACGCAAATGCCAGAGGTAGCAATTTACGACCTCGGCAATGGCAAGCAGGATGTTGTAATCCTTGTTAATGAGACAGTAACCACAGAACCGCAGTTCGTAGGCATGGAATCAGAGGAAACTCAGGAAAAGACAGTCTACGAATATGACGGTAATATCTTTCGTACTTGTAAGGGTATCACAGAGGAAGAAATACTCTCTGATATTGATTACTACCTGGATTACGAGGGAGATACCGAGCCGACACAGGAAATGATTGACTACGCAAATGAAATGATTGATGCGTACACCATTCAGTTAATCGAGGAGGGAACATTATAATGGCAAGAATATTGGTAAACAGTCTCAAAAGACTTTATGAGAATGGATTAAAAGGAAAAACACCGGCTTTGACAATCGAACAGATTGCAGAGCGTGTGGAAAAAGGGTCTATCACTAAGGAAGAATATCTCTATATCACAGGAGAGGAGTACCCTACCGAAGAATAATAGCACTTTAGAGCCGTGAGCCGAAAGAAAGGAATAATGTTATGGGAGAATACGAGATTATTGACAATCTATGTAGTATCTCCAACGAACTTCTGAGAATTGTTCAGAAACAGGCGGAGATACTTGCACAAGCAGACATTCCAGAAGATTTATCAAATTCTCTCAAAGAGGACAGAGATAGAGTGAGTGATAGGTTGGATGTAATGGAACTCAGATTAAGGAAATTCATATAGGAGGACACGGCAAAATGGTGGAAATACAGTTATGGCAGTTGCTTGCGGCAATGGGAGTTCCCACTGCTGCTACCGGATTTTTCGTTTGGCTTATCCAAAGAAAAATTGACAAGAGAGACAAAAAGGTAGAGAAACAGAGGGAAGAACAGCAGAAAAGGATGGATGAAAAAGAAAAGGCAAGAGAAAAATTTGAAATCCACCTTATTAAGAGCGTTGGTGCGGCAATCGCATTAGGCGAGGCCACAGCAAGAGCGGTGCAGAGAATACCGGATGCTAAGTGCAACGGAGATATGCACGCCGCCCTTGAATATGCTGAAAAGGTAAAACACGAACAGAAAGATTTCGTAAACGAACAGTTTGTGAAGAACATTTTTTAACGGAGGTATGCAGTATGGATAAACTTATTATTGGAATTGTCCTTGGAATCATACTTGCTGTTGCAGTTATTTTTTACATGAACCTAAGGGCATCCAGACATAGCAGAAAAAAGAAGAAAGTAAGCCTTGATACATACGCCAAGGTTATTACCACGGCAGTAATTATCCACGGAATGATACTCACATCATGGTCTTATGTGCTTTCTTCAATGGGAATGGACCCGGTTGTGGACGTTTCAAGCACTATCGTAAGGGAAATTGTTGCCCCGGTGGTAGTGTACTTGGCAACCAACATGATTATGAACATTTTTGAGAAAAACAAATTGAGTTTTTCAGTGCCACTAAACAGCACCATCATTTCAAAAGATGGAATCACAAAGACAGCCTCAGAGGACGAGGTTGTAGGATAATAAGGAGGACAAGCGATTATGGATGCAAACACAATGAGAACTATTATGTACGGACTATTTATCGCCCTTGCGGCAGTAGCAATTCTCACGGTATGGGTAAATATCGTGGTGCAGATTACGAAAAAGGTAATCACAAGTCCTAAGTTTCCGGTCCAGGCGTGGGTATTTATCGTTTCGGTAGTATCAACATTGGCAGTTATGGTTGTAGGCTGTAGCATCTTCAATTTGCCGATTTTAGGCTATTATTGGGCGGTGGCAGTATTTATATCGTTTATTGTGTGTTATGCCGCCATGTTCGGCTATGACAACTTGTATAGCCAGATTAAACAGTTAATCAAAACCATAGGAACTTTATTTAAGGATTTGTTCGGGGGCGAAACCAAATAATAAAGAGAGTAGAGCCATGAGCCGGGTACATTGCGTACTCGGCTCTTTTTAAATACAAGGGAGGTGTTACTTATGGCTTTAAGAGGAAACACAGTACAGGAAAGAATATGGAACTTTCTGAAAGACAAAGGACTGACCGAAAATGCTATTGCCGGTGTTATGGGTAATATTCAGGCGGAAAGTGGTTTCAACCCCAACAATCTGCAGAACTCTTACAACAAGAAACTCGGCATTACTGACGCGGAGTATGTGCAGAGGGTTGACAGTGGCAAAATTACGAGAAGTCAGTTCATATCAAGCGCACATGGCGGCTTTGGGTTCTGCCAATGGACTTGGCATACGAGAAAAGCCGGACTGTATGATTATGCAAAGAAATTAGGCAAATCAATAGGGGATGAAGAAATGCAGCTTGGTTTCTTATGGGTTGAGTTAAGTGGCGGCTATAAGGGAGTCTTAAACGCCATCAATGCGGCAAAGACAGTCAAAGAGGCCTCAGATATTTTTATGAAAAAGTTTGAGAACCCGGCAGACCAGAGTGCTACTGCATTAAATACAAGAGCAAAATATAGTCAGGAGCATTACGATAAGTTCTGCTCCAAAAAGGAGGAAACAAAGATGGGATATGAAAGACAAAAAACAGTAGACCTCGCAGTAAGTTGGGAGGGAAAGAAAGAGAGTGACGGTTCCCACAAGGAAATCATTGATATTTACAATACTCTGCCAACAGCACAACTTCCTCGAAGAACCAAGATGCTTTATACTTGGGCGTGGTGTGCTTGCACATGGTCCGCTTTGGCTGTAAAATTAGGCTATACACCGATTATGCCTATTGAAATCAGTTGTTATTATCTGATTGAGGCGGCTAAAAAAATGGGCGTATGGGTAGAGGATGATGCTTATGTACCGAAACCTGGGGATGCCGTGCTTTACGATTGGGAAGATAATGGTAAAGGCGATAACAAGGGCAACCCGGACCATGTAGGTACAGTTATCGAAGTGTACGAATCAGCCGGTTACATGGTAATCATGGAGGGGAATTACAGTAATGCAGTTAAGAGAAGAACATTATCTCTCAACGGCAAATTTATCCGTGGTTTTATCACTCCTAAGTACACCAATAACACTGTATCAGCACCTAAGTTAGAGTCTGGTAAGAGTGTTGAAACAATCGCAAGAGAAGTTATCTCCGGCAAATGGGGAAGTGGTACTGCTCGTAAGACCGCATTAACCAAGGCCGGTTATGATTATGCAACTGTTCAGAAGAAAGTCAATGAAATTCTGAATGGCGGAGCAGTTACTACTACAAACACCACTCAGAATCAGTCACAGACCGTCAAGAAGAAAGTCACTGCTACTTGTAGTGCTAAGAAGAAAGACACAAGCCTTAAAGGTACATATAAGACTACTGCAAATCTCTATATGAGAAATGATGCCGGAACCAATATGAAAGCACTTGTTGTTATTCCTAAAGATACACCGGTACAGATGTACGGCTACTACAATGTTGCAAACGGCAAGAAGTGGTTCTATGTTCAGGTAACGATTGACGGAGTGCAGTACACCGGATTCTGTTCAAGTGCATATTTACAAAAAGCATAAATTGGTGTAGAATGGTGCAAGTCGGAGAAAGATTATGATAGTAATATACCCGTAATATACAAAACACTCCGAAAACGGCACAAACACTGGAACCTTGTGCTGAGGCTATGTTAGCACAGGGTGTTGTGTAAAAACAAATACGAACCCCGGAAACATTGGATTTCCGGGGTTTTATTGTGCGTATTTTTTGGGTAAGTATTCGTTGATTGGTGCTGATTTTTGATAGTAATATACATATAATATACGAGTAAGATACAAGTAATATACAAGCCGTTTTGCATAATATACGCATAATATACACGGATTTTTGGGGTGTTTGCCGAGTAATTATGCAATAAAAAAAGGGGATTTCTCCCCTAAATTTTATTGACCTCCTCTATAAGCTGCGGAATGGTTTTGTGCGTATACACGCCCTTGGTTACATCATTCTTCATGCTATGACCCATTATGAGTTTCAGGCACACTTCATTCGCACCAACATTATCCATGAGTGAGGCAAAGGTATGTCTGCCGTCATGCGGTAGGTGTTGCATTTGCAATCTGTTCATTACGGTGTTAAAGTTCGCACTGACATAAGAACCGTAGGTGTAGTGATTGCCATATTTGTTATTTACCAAGAATCTCTTGTTTTTGTCATAGCGATTCTTGATAAGAGGCAATATCTTGTCAGCAATAGGGATAACCCTATCAATGCCGGCTTCTGTCTTAATACCACCAACCATATACTGTTCGTCCAGATGCACATTATCCGTGGTTATCTCCAGAAGTTCCGTAGGGCGCAGACCGGAATAGATTGTTATGAGAATCAAATCAACATTATTCACTACATAAAGATTGGCCCAAAGGACAGCGATTTCCTCGTCAGTGTACCTACTGTGGATTTGTTCTGACGGTTCGACCCAAGAGTACACAAAGAACTGAGACAGGTCCTTTTCTATGTAGTTATTCATAAGAGCATATTTGTACATATTATTTAGGACTGTTCGGATGTTTGATACAGTGGAATTTGATTTACAAGTCCATTTATTGATACATTCCTGAACTTCATCCGTCCGCAAAGCATTGAATTTCTTGTGGTGCAAATCAGCCAAGTGGTTAAAGGCAATCTCGTAGTTCCTCCATGTGCTTTTGCCGATTTTGTCCGGCAGAGAATTTCTGTACCGTTTCCACTTATCGTACATTTCTGCAAAGGTAGGAGTTTCGGAAAATCTTATATGTTCAGGGATAACCTCAGCATTATTTAATTCTGCCAGATAAGAGTATGCTCGTTCTTGCTTTTCAAAATACTCTAGGTATTTGAATGTTTGCCGAAAGACCACCGCATACTCATACCCCTCTGTTGCCATCATTTTTTCGGCAAAGTCCTTTACACTATCGGTAGCAATAGCGGACCATACCTGGTCTTTCTTTTTCCATTTGAAATTATGTCTTTTGAAATCATACCGATAACCGGATTTCAATTCTTTCGGAGCATCAATTTCGACATACTCCATGATTTCGGAAGTTCGTACTGCATAAGGTTTCCGGCGTTTACCTTTCAGTTTGATTACACTTCCATAGCCATTAGGCATACGCATAGCATCATCCTCCTTAAAAATGGGCGCAAAAATGCCCGGTAACTTGAATTTTTACCGGGAAGATGATATAATGCAAGGTGTTCAGTCGAGCATAGTATCGGCTTGCCGGTATTGTGTTCTTCAAAAATCCGTTTCTGCCACCAACAGAGACGGATTTTTGTTTTTAATACTTTCTTCTGTTCTCAACCACTTTTCCTACGATAAGAACAGGTTTCTCCATGATTTCCTCATTAGAGTAGTACATAGGCTCATATCTCGGATTAACAGGCATAAGTCTAATGCCATTCGCATACTTTACAAGTCTCTTGCAAGTACCGGCATCCCCATTAACCAAAGCAATGACAATATCTCCGGTTTCTGCGGTTTCCTGCTTTCTTACGATAACTACATCAGAGTCCTTAATTTCCGGCTCCATGGAATCCCCTTTGATTTTTAGACCAAAGAACTCTCCAGAGTGAGCCATTTCCTCAGAAATTTCTTCATAATCAATAATATTCTCAATGGCCTCAATCGGAATACCGGCGGCAACATGACCGACAACCGGAACACGGATTGCTTTCTTGGTTATTACCTCAGATACATCCACGCGAGAATTATCATCAAGCATAGCGAACAATTCATCAAAAGACATAAACATAGCGTTTGCTGCTTTCTGTATATATTCAATCGTAGGCACAGGTGCTTTGCCCGACTTTGGATTAACATTCTTTTCGAGCATAGATATGTAGCCTTTGCTGATACCACTGACTCTTGAAAAATCATCCATGCTCATGTGATTAGTTTCCCGGTAGTTCTTAATGACTTTCCCTAATGTCATAGCCTTAACCTCCTTGTAAATTGTTAAGTCTATTATACACCACCAAAACAAAAATGTCAATTTTATTGTTAAATGTACTTGACAATTAAAGTTCAGTCTGCTAAACTCTAATTGTTCAGTCGAGTAAACAAAGAGGAGGTGGTTAAGTGGCATACAAAATCAAAGAACTCAGAGAGAAGAAAGGTATTACACAGACTGAGTTAGCGAAAGAGTCCGGAGTAAGCAGAACTACGATAATTCTGCTTGAAAATGGGGAAGAACACGAACCCAAAGTAGGAACTCTGAAAGCGATTGCAAATGCTTTGGGTGTTCCGGTAAGCAAATTATTTTGCTAAAAATGTTTAGTAGAGTGAACACAGAGTTGCAATCCACCAACGAACTCTGTGCAAGTGAAACGAACAAGCGTCAACGGAGGCAAAAAAATGAATGAAATAAGAGTAACATCAAAAGTTGCCGCTAAAGAGTTGCACATGGATGTAATTACACTTAGGGAACTGATGAAACGGAATGAATTACCCATAGGCTACGCATTAAAGCGGGAGGGCAAGGGTAAATACCATTTTTACATTTACAGAGGTCTATTAGACAAACACAAAGAGCATCTTGGTATAAGTTAAATATCCCGAAAGGGTGTTTATACATATTTTCGAGGAAAGGAGAAGAAAAGACCATGACAAAAGGTACAGTCAAGTGGTTCAATGCGCAGAAAGGCTTTGGCTTTATCACAGCAGAGGACGGCACAGATGTATTTGTTCACTACTCCGCACTGAATATGGACGGATTTAAGGTAGTTGAGGAAGGACAGGCTGTTGAGTTTGATGTTGTTGACGGAGCGAAAGGTCCTCAGGCAGAGAATGTAACACTTATCTAATAAAACCAAGGGGCAGGACAGCCTCTTGCCCCAAAACTCTTATGAAAGGAGCAACAGAATGAAGATTACTAAAATTGTAATCAAGAACTTGTTCGGAATTTCCGAACATGAGGCAGACGGCAAATCCGTGGAACTTATCGGCAAGAACGGAACCGGCAAATCGTCAGTCCTTGATGCTATCAAATATGCCCTTACCAACAGTTCTGACCGCGAATACATCATCAAAAACGGCGAGAATGAGGGGGAAATCTTTATTGAGACAGACACCGGATTATCTATTGACCGCAAGGCGAGAGTAGCAATGTCCGACTATAAATCTGTTAAGCAGAATGGCAACACTGTGACCGCCCCTGAGGCTTTCTTAAAGACGATTTTTACACCATTGCAGTTATCCCCTATGGAATTTATTGCAATGGATAAGAAAACTCAAAATGCAACCATTTTGAACATGATTCAGTATGATTGGAATTTAGAAACAATCAAGGGTTGGTTTGGGGAACTTCCGCCGGATGTGAACTATGAGCAGAATATCCTTGCCGTACTGAATGATATTCAGGCAGAAAATGGCCCTTACTACATGAGACGCAGAGATATTGACAGAGATATTCGTGCTAAGAGGGCGATTGTTGCCGACATAGGCGATTCACTCCCTATGGATTATGACGGAGCGGCTTGGGAAAGTGCAAATCTCTCAGAACTCTATACGGAGATAGAGAAAATCCGTAAGGAAAATGAAACAATCGAAAAGGCAAAACGCCTCAGAGACAGTTTTGATGGAAAAATCCGACAGTTCCAGGCAGACAAAGAAATTGCCATTGCCGCACTCGACAGAGAAATGGCGGCAACGGAAAAGGACATTGAAGCTGAGTTATCTTCCTTAAAGGAGAGAATCAAGGCTTTAGAGGAGAAAAAAGCTGGACTTTCCACAACCAAAGCAGACCGCATGAAAGTAATTGAGAGCGAGTATAAGGAAAAGGTTGCTGCATACGATTCTGAAAGAAATTCCTATGCTGAATACGCCGACAAGGAAACTCAGCCGGTGGATGAACTTCTTGCAAGGGCATCTGAGACAGAGAAGATGAAAGGCCATATCAATGAGTGGAAACGAATGTTATCCATTCAGGAGGATATTGAGGAGTTGTTAAAGCAGTCCAAGAGCCTTACCGACAAAATCGAACTCGCAAGGTCACTTCCGGGAACTATCTTGGAAACAGCAGTTATTCCTATTGAGGGATTGTCGGTTAAGGACGGAATACCTCTTATCAACGGACTGCCGGTAAGCAATCTGTCAGAGGGAGAGAAGTTAGACCTTTGCGTGGATGTGGCAATTCAGAATCCAGAGGGATTGCAGATTATCCTTATTGACGGAATTGAAAAACTGTCAGAGGAGAACAGAACTCGACTTTATAACAAGTGCCGTGCGAAAGGGTTGCAGTTTATCAGCACTAGAACCACGGATGATGATTCATTAACAGTTATCGAACTTTAGGAGGAACAAACAATATGGCAGACAAGAATAATATGGATTCTTTACTCAAAACCATGGCTTTAGCAAGCCTCATTATGGGTAGTGATACAAAAGAGGTAGAACTTGATGTTGTGAATGTAAAAATCACAGCAACACCTATCGGCTTACAGGGTGGCATTGAGGCCAACAAGGGTTTTATCAAAGATATTCCCGGTGCTGAGGAATGGTTTGAAGAAACACAAAAGGTACTCAGTCCTATCATTTGTGAACAGACCTCTAAGTTATCCAAACTCATGTGCAAACATTTCGGTGTAGAAATGCGCGAGGTTAAAGCCGACAGTTTTTCGGATTTTCTCGGAAAACTGTTCGGGGGGGGGTACAGAAAGCATTGATTAAAAATTATTCTCCGTCTGCCATTGCCTTGTCTTGGTAGACGGAGGCTGTTGCCAATCTTATATCACAAAGGGGTATGACCCCTCAATTTAAAAAGGAGGAAAAAGTGATATGGCAACACAAGACAAGAATTACTTAGTTGTAGTACACAACGAATTAGGTGCAAGCCTTGATAAACAGGTAGCAGCATTGCCGGACAAATTCAATAAGCAGAGATTCATGCAAAATTGTATGACTGTTCTGCAGGACGGCAACGCAGACTTTTCCAAGTGTGAGCCTAAGACCGTTGTAAGAACACTGTTAAAAGGTGCATTTCTCGGATTAGATTTCTTCAATGGAGAGTGCTATGCAATTCCTTACGGCAGTTCCTGTCAGTTCCAGACTGACTACAAGGGAGAAATCAAATTGGCAAAGAGATATTCAAGCACCCCTATTCAGGACATTTATGCAAAGGTGGTTCGCGAGGGGGATGAATTTGAGGAAACTATCGACAATGGTAAGCAGTTTGTGAATTTCAAGCCTAAAGCGTTCAATGATGGAGAGATTATCGGTGCATTTGCGGTAGTTCTCTACAAGGATGGCTCAATGATTTATGACACCATGAGCAAGGCGGAGATTGAGCATACCAGACAGGCTTTCTCTAAGGCAGTTAACTCTAAGGCATGGAAAGAATCATACGGAGAAATGTGCAAAAAGACAGTTCTTCGCAGACTTTGCAAACTGATTGACCTTAATTTCGATACTGCGGAGCAGTGCCAGGCATTTGAAGATGGCTCAGAATTTGATGTAAAGGGTCAGCCGAAAGAAAAGTACACAGCACAGAATCCTTATCAACAGCAGCCGGAAAACGCCGGAGATATTATTGACGGAGAGTTCCACGAGGTAACTGAGAATGAGTAATGGATTTGTGCTTACCTCTGAGAACTATTACAGTTCGGAGGCAAATTGGAAGTATGTTTCCGCATCACAGTATAAGGATTTTTGCGGCACGATTTCTAAGTTGGGTTGCGAAGCCTGCGCCATGGCAAAACTCAGAGGAGAGTTTGCAGATGTGGAAACAACGGCATTGTTGGTAGGCAGTTATGTAGATGCTTATTTCGAGGGTACATTAGCCACATTTGCGGCACAGCACCCGGAAATCTACTCAACCAGAGGAAAGACCGCTGGAGAGTTAAAGAGCGAATATAAGCAGGCAACCATTATGATTGACCGTGCTGTTAGGGACCCTCTGTTTATGCAGTTCATGGAGGGACAGAAACAGGTAATTATGACCGGCGAGATTGAGGGTGTTCCGGTAAAAATCAAGATTGACAGTTTTGACGGAATTAGAATTACTGATTTGAAAACTGTTAGGTCTATTACGGAAACATTCTACGCAAAGGACCTGGGGCAGAGACTTAATTTCGTGGAAAATTGGGGATATGACATACAGGGTGCGATTTACAGAGAAATCGTCCGTCAGAACACCGGCGAGACACTTCCGTTTTTTATCAACGCAATCAGCAAAGACAAGACGGACAATATTCCACATCCGAGAATTAAGGTTATTGAAATTCCACCTATGGTAATGGACGAAAAACTCATTGAGATTAAGAGGAACATTACCAAGATTCAGGACATTAAGACCGGCGAAATGGACCCGTTAAGATGCGAGGTATGCGATTACTGCGCAGACACAGAAGTATTAGACGGACCTATTTCAATGGATATGCTCATGGGGGATATTTGATGAAAGACTCAATCATAGTTGATATGAAGTATGCGGACTATGACATGATAAGTGGCGAGCCGAATGTGGAGAGACACCATGTATTCGGTGGCCCGGATAGAACTAAATCTGACGAGGATGGGTTGTGGGTGCCTTTAACCTACGCCCATCATCAAGGAAACATGAGCGTGCATAGAAACAAGGAAATGAAAGTGCTTATGCACATTATCGGTCAACTCGCATACGAACTGAATGAGGTTGCTGCCGGCCTCACAAAAGAACAGGCAAGAGAGAAATTCCGCCGCAGATACGGCAAATCATTTTTGTGATAGGAACTCATAGAGTAACTATACATTATTCTCTGGAAAGGAAGTGAGAACATTGGCAAAAGAGAAATTAACATTAGCCTC